TGGCGGGGTAGAAGGGCACTACCCCGCCAGCGACTTAGGGTGTTATCAGGTTAGGTTAAACCAGTTTGCGCCAGCCGCTAACTTAGTGGCAAGTGCTCCATGACGTTATAGAGATTGCGCGTATCCTGAAACAGGAGCTATTGCCTTATCAGGAATACGTTCTCAAGGATATGCTGACAGTTGATAAGAATGATCGCTTTGTGCGTAAGTTTTCGCTGTTGCTCATATCGAGACAAAATGGAAAGACGTTTTTGGCGCGTATGCTCATTCTGACTCACCTGCTCAAGTGGAATACAGACGTCCTGATCATGTCATCTAATCGCTCGATGGCGCTAGAGACCTTTCGGCAAGTGGCTAACGCTTTAGAGAATAACGATCATTTTAAGGGCATGGTCAAACAGATCAGGCATGCCAACGGCACCGAATCCATCGAGATGCTATCGGGTGCCCGTTTAGATGTCGTAGCTGCAACGAGAGACGGCAGTCGAGGCAGATCAATCAACGGCCTTCTTTATATTGATGAGGTTCGTGAGATCAGTCCTGAGGGGTATCGCGCTGCAGTCCCAGTCACGCGCGCCCATCCAAATTCTCACACACTACTGACGTCGAATGCGGGTGACGCGTTCTCCACAGTTCTCAACGAGCTAAGAGAGCGAGCCCTAAGTAGTCCGCCTAAGTCATTTGGCTTTTATGAGTATTCGGCTCCCCAATATTGCAAGATCACAGATAGAGCAGGATGGGCTCAAGCTAACCCTGCACTCGGTTACACAATCACGGAGGAAGCCATTGAAGAAGCTATCGCAACAAGCCCGATTGAAAACACTCGAACTGAGACTTTATGCCAATGGATTGACTCTCTATCGAGTCCGTGGCCTCATGGCGTACTTGAGGAGACCTCCGACTCCACGCTCACTATTCCGATCGGTGGTTATACGATCTTTGGTTTCGATGTATCTCCATCTCGCCGCAATGCGAGCCTCGTTGCTGGTCAGGTTATGGCTGACGGACGAATTGGTGTCGGGATCTTGCAGACGTGGGAAAGCCAAGTCTCAGTAGATGATTTAAGGATTGCAGCTGACATCAAAGGATGGGCTGATCAGTACCGGCCGAAGATGATCTGTTATGACAAATATGCAACACAGTCGATCGCCGAGCGCCTTGCCAATGCAGGGCAGATTACTCAAGATGTATCAGGGCAACAGTTCTATCAGGCCTGCTCTGACTTACTTGATGGCCTAGTTAATAATCGAGTAGTCCATAACGGCCAAGATGAGTTGATCAAACAGATGAATAATTGCGCGGCTAAGGTCAATGACTCAGCATGGAGAATCGTCAAGCGGAAAAGCGCTGGCGATATATCAGCGCCGATCTCTCTCGCCATGGTAGTTTCAATGCTAATGAAACCTCAACAGATCGCAGCTATTTACGCGGAGTAGTGTATAATTGCGACCTATGGGTCTATTCGATCGTAAGCCAAAAGTACTAGAGGCTCAACGTGCTCCGCAGATTATGGGCGATAGCATTAACGCAATTTACAACTTTACCTTCCCAGTTATCTCTCGTCGCGACGCTATGAGCGTTCCAGCTCTTAAACGATGCCGTGATCTACTCTGCACAGTCGGCACAATTCCGCTGGAATATAAAAAACAATCTACAGGCGAAGAAATAGCGGCACCAAGATGGGTAAAGCAACTTTCAAAGTCACAGCCACAATTCGTCACTCTTTCATGGCTAGTAGATAGCCTCTTATTTTATGGGCAAGCGTTTCTCGAAATTGTTGAGGTTTATTCTGAGGACCAAAGAGGCGCGTCCTTTGAGTGGGTCTCTAACACTCGCGTTACTTTTGATTTAGATATACATAACACTTTTGTTACTCAATACTACGTCGATGGATCACCGCGGCCAATGTCAGGACTCGGATCACTCGTTACATTTCAGGCGTTTAATGAAGGCATTCTAAATACAGGATCTCGTACAATTCAGAGCGCAATAGATGTACAGAAAGCCGCCGCAATAGCCGCTGGCACTCCGATGCCGTCGGGCTTTATTCGGAATTCGGGGGCTGACCTCCCACCTGCTGAAGTTCAAGGATTGCTAGCTTCGTGGAAGGCTGCTCGTCAAAATCGTTCGACTGCTTACCTTACTTCGACTCTCCAGTACGAAAGTGTCGGCTTTAGTCCTAAAGACATGATGTACAACGAAGCGATTCAGAATCTTGCAACCGAGATAAGCCGTCTATGCGGAGTGCCTAGCTACTACCTTTCAGCCGATCAAAATACATCGATGACGTACGCAAACATTCTCGATGAGCGTAAGCAACTCGTGGCCTTAGCGTTCCAGCCGTACATTTCTGCAATCGAAACACGCCTAAGCATGGACGATATATCTACGGCTGGGCACTATGTAAAGTTCGATCTTGATGCTTCGTTCTTGCGTGTAGAGCCTATGGAAAGACTTCTCGTACTTGAGAAGATGTTATCTCTAGGACTTATCAGCACAGAGCAAGCGATGGAGATGGAAGATTTAACACCTAACGGAAGTGATGACTAATGGAAACTCTATACATTGAAGCATCTTCAATCGAGTGCAGCGAAGACCGCCGCGAGATTTCGGGAAAGATTGTGCCATTAGGCACAGGCGAAATAGGTCAGACTAATCTAGGCGCTTATACTTTTGAGGCTGGTTCTATTGAGATTGAAGATGTTAAGGCTATAAAATTATTCAGTCAGCATGACATGAAGAAACCAATCGGAAAAATGATTAGCGCAGAAACACGCGACGGCATTGGAATTTTTGCTACCTTTAAGTTAAGTCGCAGCACAGCCGGAAGCGATGCTCTCGTCATGGCACAAGAAGGTCTTGTATCTGGACTTTCGATCGGTGCAGAAATTATTTCATCAAAGCCATCACGCGATGGACACACAGTCGTAACAGCGGCTAAATTAAAAGAAGTTTCTCTAGTAACTGAGCCAGCCTTTAAGTCTGCTCAAGTATTAGAGATCGCAGCGGAAGAAGCGCCAGCCGAAGCCGTAGAAGAAACCCTACCTACAGAAAGCGAGACAGTCGTGGAAGACACAACAGTCGAAGCAACACCAGTAGAGGCTGCGGCTGTAGAAGCTGCTCGTCCTACTGTACAAGCGATGGTGTATTCAACACCTCGAATCGAAGTTACAAAGCGTAACTATCTTGAAAACACACTAAAGGCTAACCTCTTTGGTGATGATGATTCTCGTCAATGGCTTCGCGCTGCTGACAACGATCAGACAACAGGTGCAGGATTCATCCCAACACCACAAAGCACACAGCTACTTAACTTCCTTTCTAACGCAGATCGTCCGTTTATCGATTCGATCAGCCGTGGCACAATGCCGGAATTTGGAAAAACTTTTGAGTTGCCTAAGATCACTGAGGTTCCTCTTGTTGATCAAATCGACGAGAATGGCGCAGTAACAGAGTCACAACTTGAAGCCTCATACATCACAGTCACAAAGAAGTCATTCAAGGGTCGCGCAATCACTACCCTCGAACTTCTAACAAATTCGACACCTGCATTCCTTGACGAGCTTCTTGTCCAGATGGAATACGCTTATGCTAAGGATACTGAAGAATTTGTAACTACCGCTGTCCAAGGCGCAGGAACACTCAACGCAACAGCACAGGCTAACTCAGCAACTGGACTTCTATCCTACGTATCAAGCGCAGCAGCAGCAGTGTATTCAGCATCACTTGGTTTTGCTCGCAACATGATCGTTACACCAGAACAATGGGCTAACATCATGAGCTACAACGATGCCGGACGTCCAATCTACATCGCTGCAAATCCACAGAATGCAGGTGGTGCACTTACACCTACATCACTTCGCGGTAACGTTGCAGGTCTTGACCTTCGCGTATCTCGCTACATGAAGGGCTCTGGAGGAGTCGGTACAGCAGATTACTCAATGGCTGTCGTAAATCCAGATGCTTACACATGGTACGAGGGCGCACGTCAGCAACTTCGCACAAATATCAACTCTGACGGAACAGTAGATATCTTGCTATTTGGTCAGGGAGCACTTGCCACTAAGTTAGCGGCTGGCGCAAACTGGTTTAACCTAACCTGATAACACCCTAAGTCGCTGGCGGGGTAGTGCCCTTCTACCCCGCCAGTCTTTAGAAAGGATAAGAGCATGGCATTGACTACAGTTGCAGAGCTTCGCACCGCCCTTGGCGTTGGCACTCTCTATACTGATGCAGTCTTGCAACAGGTCTGCGATGCCGCAGATAACGTACTCTTGCCTTTTCTATGGAAGAATCAGCAGTACATCATTGCTCACGGCAACACGGGCACAGTAGGAACACTTTATTTTGATCAGGATATCCGCGAGTATTTCTACGTTGGACAATCTGTAACAATCTCAGGTGCAGGTAGTCGCTACAATGGGACTAAGACAATTACAAAAGTCGATACTCGTTCATTTAACGTAACTACAGCTCACACTAGCGACAATCCACGTCACACAGTCGAGCCTTATGGCATCGCCGCTGTTGAAACTTACACCGACTATGCAACAGTCCCAGCAATTCAAGAATCTGCCTTGATGATAAGCATCGACATCTGGCAGTCTCGCCAAGCTCCATCAAGCGGTGGAGTAACGATCGATGGCTATCAACCTTCACCTTACAGAATGGGCAACACACTCCTAGCACGCGTTCGTGGATTGCTTGCGCCTTATCTCGATCCGAGATCGATGGTGGGCTAATGGCCGCCATATCAACACTCCGAGCAGGTAT